GACAGGAGGTGCTGGTATTGACCGAGCTTCGCTTGTGGGCGGCGAGCCAGGAGGACCAGGTGGTCAAGGTGGTCAAGTTTCCATGCAAACATGGTCAAATGCTGCCTTCGGCGTAGGTAATGGCGGTGATAGTGGACCCTATCGCGGGGGCTACGGTAGTGTCTATGGACCTGCACACATTCATAAGGATGGCGCACGCTGTGCTGGTGGTGGCGGTTGCGCCCAGGCAAACGGCACCCATGCCACGGGTGGCGGTGGCGGTAACTACGTACATCAACTACCCGTAACCGTTACCCCTACTAGCACAATAGCGATAACAATAGGCGCGGGCGGTGCTGGTGGTAGTGTGAGTGGTGTGGTAGGTGGAAAAGGCGGCGACGGTATTTTAATTATAGAATGGTGGGAATAACATGAAACGATACGCACAAATATTATGGGGCAAAGCGCATTGGATTTTTGAAGCAGAGACAGTTCCAGAGTTTGCGCCTGATATTGTCATTATTGACATTACAGACAAACCAGAGATACAAGAGGGCTGGGACTACGACGAGGAAACAAGGGATTTTACTGCACCAGTTGTACCTGAGCCAACACCAATAGAACCAACACCAACTTTAGAGGAAATGCAGGCAAAAACATTACTTAATACAGAATATCTAGTTTCAAGAAGTGAATTATTAGGAGGAATGTAGAATGTCAGTCTATGAACTATGTAAATTTTTAATTGATCGCAAACGTTATGAGCATGAGGCTATGTTAAATAAGGTGAATGTTTTTTATGCTAATAACCAATTGAAAGATGATGAATATACAGGGTTACTAACTGTAATGGATGAACAGAAAACGCAAGCAGAGGCTTAGCGTTATTTTTTATGCCTTCACAGGTAGATGTGAGGGCTTTTATATTGATTTCCGAGGTGAACTAATGGATGAACAACGTATTGGGAAGTTAGAACATGATATGAATGATGTGAAAACTCGCTTAGCCGTTGCTGAATCAAATATCAGGGAAATTAGAGAAGATATTGGTGGAATTAAAGATAATACAACTTGGATTTTAAGATTAGTTATTGGTGGACTAGTGGGAGCATTGTTGACCTATATTATAAAAGGAGGAACGATTTAATATGAAAATTAACTGGAAAATACGTCTAAAACACAAGCCATTTCTTTTTGGGACATTTTCGTTATTACTGTTATTAATTCAACAAATCGGAGCGCTTTTTGGGTATAATACAACGATTTACAATGAACAAGTAACAGATATCTTCAATACTGTGCTTGCCATGTTAGTTTTATTTGGCGTAGTGAGTGATCCAACAACGCCAGGACTAAATGATAGCGAAAGAGCGATGGAATATAACAAAAAGGATGGTGTGAAATGACATCCACAATTGAACAACGCTTAATGTCAGGACTACCTAATAAGGCTTTAACGGCAGTAAAATATGTCATTGCCCATGAATCAGGTAATATTAATAACACAGGTCCAAATGCTTTAGAAAATGAAATTGTTTATATGAACCGTAATAAAGCTAATGCTTTTACGTCTCACTGGGTAGGTGGAGGAGGACGTATCGTGCAAATTGCGCCAGTTGGCAGGTTGCAGTATGGTTGTGGTCCAAAAGGTAATCCACTTAGCTATGCCCAGGTGGAATTGGCTCGTACTTCTGATAAAGAGCAATTCAAGAAGGACTATGCTGCTTACATCTGGTTGTTGAGAGAGCTTGCAAAAGAGGCTGGAATACCTGTTGTGTTGGATGGGGCAGGTAATGGCATCAAGTCACATCGATGGATTACGGATAATTTGAAAGGCACAACACATAGAGATCCGTATTCGTATTTAGCGAGTATGGGAATCTCCGAGGCGCAATTCAAACTAGATATTTTGAATGGGTTGGAGGAAGTAAAAGGTGCGCAAATTACAGAAGCGAAAGTTATGCTTAATGATGATAAAACAATTCCTGCTGTGATTATAGATGGTAGGACGCATGTTCAAGTCCGTGAGCTAGCCGATCTTTTAGGATTAAAACTCGTTTATAACAATGAGAGCAAAACAACAAAATTGTATGAAGTAAAATAATTGTAATTTTAAAGCCCAAGTACTCATTTGAAAGTGAGTACCTGGGCTTTTTTTGTTTAATATTCCCTTACTTCAAATGAAGCGAT